AGAGCAGAGTTTGCTTTAGTAGAAATTCAAGAAACTGATGAAGATAATCCATTTGCTGATGTAGAGGAAAAAGTTTCTGATTTTGAGCAAGTTTCTACAGGAACTAAAAAAGGGTTAGAAGTTTTACGATATGTTGTAGGGACATTTAAAAGAGGGTTACTGACAGAAGAGGAAATTAGTGAACAGGTTTCTGAAAATGATGATCCGTTTGCAAATGTAGAAATTAAAGACGACGACTTACCGTTTTAATATAAATAAATTAATTAATAAAAATAAAAATAACATTAATAGGAGCGATGTACATAATGGGATTCAGAAATAAGGTTAAAAAGAATACACCAAAAGTTGAACTTCAATCGATTATCACACTAGTTGCAGGTGGATATAAAACAGGAAAAACTCGATTATGGAAGGAGGTAACTGAACTCCATTATAGTTCTCCGGAAGAAAGCCTACTCTTGGCTTTCGAGGATGGTTATGAAACTTGGGAATTAGATAACATTGTTCCTTTGCATGAAGAAGGTACAGATAAAGACTTATGGAAAGTTTGGGATTTCTTTAAGAAAGAGGTTGTTCCTGATTTAGTAAAAGAAGCAAAAGAAGGGCGTATTGTCAAACTGATCGGCGTAGATACAGTCGACAGAGCTATTGACGCTTGCTCTGCTTGGATACTTGATGATCGTAATAAGAAATATGGTAAAACGTTTACCTCTTTACAAGATATTTCCGAGTCCACAAACGGTAAAGAAAATGGATGGACAGCTTTATATGATGAATTAAAAAAGCCTTTCGATACACTTAAGAAAGCTGGATATGGTCTTTTCTATATTGGCTGGACTAAAGAAAAAGAAACAACATTACATAACGGTTTAAAATACAATGCTATTCAACTAATGATGGCAGGTACAGGCAAAAAGGTATTTGAATCTCAAGCAAGTTTAATCTGCTGCCTACATAATGAAACAACAGTTCTTGATAAGAATGGTGTTGAATTAGATGACAATATTAAAGATAAAAAAGGAAGAGAAAAAGCTACTAATTTCCATGAAACACGTACAATGATGTATTTCCGACCTTCAGAGTACATTGAAATAGCAGGCGGAAGATATACAAACCTTCCTGATAAAGTAGAATACAGTGCAGAAAACTTCCTACAAGTCTTTGAAGAAGCAGTTAAAGGACAATTGAAAAAGACTACAAAGTCAGTTGAAGAAATCAAAGTAGAAGAAGAGCAAGAAAGAAAAGAAAAAGTCGAAGAATTAAACGATAAGTTGGAGAACGATCCAGTAGAAATCATGTCACAAATTGATGATGTTATTTCTAGCATGACTAGGGAGCAAAAATCACTTGCTGCTACGAAGTTTAAAGAAGCGTTTGGAGTGAACAATTACAAACAAGAAGCAGGGAACGCTGAAAAGTTGAAGGTTGCTCTAGAAATTGTTAAAGAAATTAAATAATAAAACTTAATAGGGTAGGTACATCTGTTATCTACCCTAATTGAATTAAATTGGCGGTGATCTTATGAGACAAGTAAAGTGCCGATGGTGTGATCAGACGTCAGAAAAAGACACGATGTTTTTTACTGAAAGAAAGACAGGGACTTTATTGAAAAGTGGTAAAGAGAAAGTAGATAAGAAGTATTACCATCATGAATGTTACAAGCAATTTTTACAGGATAAGATGTTCAAAGAAAAAGAAGCAGAAGAATTGAGTAAACTGTACGAATATCTCTGTAACTTACATAAATTAGACGCTTTAGATGGAAGAATGATGGAGCGTATCCAAGATTTAAGAAACGGTACTGTAAAAGTGCAAAACAAAAAAGTGAAAAGGTATAAAAGTGGAGTGCCGTATTGGGCGATGCTAGAGACTTATCAGTACATAGAGCCACGTTTAGAAAATATCAGAGAATACAAAACTGACTTACAGACAGAGTGGAACGTATTCACATACTTCTTTGGAACAATGGTAAATAGCTTAGTGGAAGTTCAGAATACGATAAAAAGTGTGAATCAACAAAAAGAAATTCATAAAGAAAGAGTTTTAAAGAATACAGATTTACAGCAGACCAATGACATACAAGTTAAAGCAAAAACTAATAAGAAACAAGATGAATTGGATATCTCAAACTTCTTGTAGGAGGATAGTATGGCAAAGTATATTAAAGAATTCGTTGATCCTTCTTATATACATGAATCACTATTTACTGGTTATTTATGGGCTAATCCAAGTTTGTATCAAAAATACAGGACGCATAAAATAGGGAGCGAGACATTCACTGAATCTGTATGGTATTTCTACTTTACTGTAGGGCAGCAAATGTTTGAAAATGGGATCAGGGAGTTTGACGATAAGACCGTTTATTCATTTATAGTCTCTAGACCTAAGGAGAATGGTAGGAAGAGTTATATAGATGCTTATAACGGTTTTGGCGGTTATCAGACTATAGAAGAAATAATGATTGAGTGTAAAAAGGATGAAATTAATAATGATGAATTCCATATTAATGAAGTTCAGAAGTATGAAACACTCCGTAAATATCAAACTGAATCCTTGTTGGACACTACTAATAAAGAACTAATAAATAAACTTACTCAAATGACATTAAGACAATTACAGACTTATTTTCAATTTAAGCATAAAGAAGCATTTGCTCATGTTAACTCTGGAGATGTAATTGAACATGATTTAGTGGATGACTTAGATGCAACAATTGATGATTTGAATTCTGGTGAAGCAATGGGATCTCCCTTACACGATGCTCCTAGATTAAACAGAAAAATAAAAGGATGGAAAGATGGTTCTTTGTATTACTTAGTACTGTCTTCTGGAGTAGGTAAGAGTTCGATTGCAATGGAAAAATTCATTCTTGGACTATTTGAAAATCAAGAAAAAGCAATTTTAGCAATCAATGAAGAAAGTGTTAAGAAGTGGCGGCAGCTACTACTAGCTACAATATCTTCTAAAATATTAAAAAAACCTATTAATCGTGAAAAAATGTATGAAGGTAATTTCAGTGAAGAAGTACTAAATAAATTATATGCTGCGAGAGATTGGGCTAATAAACATGGTAAAGGTTTGATTAAGACATTAGAGCTTAAAAAATATCGTGTTGAAGACATTTTAAGCAGAGTGGAACTGTATAGACCAAAAGGCTACTCAAAATTAATCATCGATACATTTAAACCGGACAGATCATCTAAAGATATGGCACGGTGGGAAGCTTTTTCAAATTCAGCACAAGAACTTCATGACTTAATTAAAGAGGATAATTACAATGTAGGTACTCTTGCTACTGTACAGTTAAAACTAGGTAAAGAGACAAGGTTTTTGGACTTAGAAGCGACAGGAAAGAGTATGGAAATCAACGAAGTAGCTGCAGTCGTAATGATGGGAAGGTTGCTCTTTGATGACGAGTACCCTGGGAAGAAATTCGCATTAGAACCTTATAACTGGGAAAAAGATGAGATTACTGGCGAATGGGTCGAAGAGCCTTATACTTTAGATCCAAAGAAAACATACTTAGTCTTATTTTTAAGTAAAAATCGCTTTGGTTCTGAAGAGGAACAAATCATCTACGAAGCAAACTATAGTATAAACGCTTTTGAAGAAGTAGCTTTTGTAAAGGTTCCTAGAATAGGCGGTGCATATTAAAAAGGGGAATAGCTAATGTCAGAATTAGAAGCAATCAAAGAGAGATTATATAAAGAAGATAAAATTGATGAATTGCTTATAGAGCTTGGCTGTTGGGGAATTGAAGAAGAGCAAAGAGGGCAGTTGATTGTTGCTGGGTTACCAGACGGTGATAATCCAAGATCTGTACAAATAAAGAACAATCCTTCACTATCTTCAGCTATAAGGAGCAAAGGTGTTTCAGGCAGTATCTTCGATATTATTTCTTACATAAAGTTTGAGGGAGATACAGAAGAAAAAAGAAAGACTTTGTTATCCAAAAGTAAATATTGGGTCTGTAATAAATTTAATTACTATGAATACATAGATGAGTTCTACAGGGTGACATCTGATAAGCAAGAAGAAGAAATAAATTATAATAATTGGTTAAAGAAATTATGTAGTAAAAAAGCAGCCTACATAAACGAAGTAAATAAAGTAATTTCAGATAGTTATAAAGAACATTACGGAGTTGTTCCTTATAAGAAATGGTTAGATGAAGGTTTAGTAATAAAAACACAAAAGGAATTCGGGATCAGTATCGATGTACCGAGTGATAGGATTGTGTTTCCGATACACAATAAAACTGGTGATCTGATTGGGTATAAGGGACGTTATTGCGGAAGTAATAAAGAAATAGAGAATAAATATAAATATCTCTATGTTGTACCGTGTAATAAGTCGATTGAATTTTATAATTTTCATAGAGCATTGCCCTTCATTAAAGAGAAAAAGGAAGTCATTATAGTAGAAGGTGCTAAAACAACATGGTATTTACATCAATGGGGATATAAAAATGCGATAAGTATAGAAGGAGACATCCTTACTGAAGGTCAAATTCAGATACTTAAAGAGCTTGGAATAGCAACAAAATACATATTTGTTTGGGATAAAGATAAGGATACAAAATTTATATATGATGAGGTTAATAAGTTAAAAGGACGACTACGATATTCTATTTATGATTCAACAAATCTTTTAGATGAAAAGGATTCTCCTACTGATCAAGGTAGGAAAGTGTGGGAACAGCTTTATAATGAACATCAATATAAAATTAATTAATAGGAGGGGATTGAGTGGAATTTACCTTAATTGGTGAGAACAATATACATAATCCCATAGAAACAATTTTTAGAAACAGAGGAGTAGAAGATGCTTTTACCCTCCTTACATGTGACGAGAGTTACCTTATACCTTATAATTTATTAAAAAATATTGAGAAAGCTGTAGAATGCCTTTTAAAGCACGTAAAAGAAGATAATGAGGTATTTATACAGGTGGATTCAGATATTGATGGGTATAGTTCAGCAGCGACACTAATTAACTGTTTGTATCGTATTTTCCCTGGCATAAAGATAACTTGGAAATTACAAGAGGGAAAAGGGCACGGCGTGGTGCTGAAAAATGTTCCAGAAGCAGCAAAATTAGTGATAATTCCAGACGCTGGTTCTAATCAATATACAGAGCATAAGGAACTTTTTGATAAAGGTATAGATGTAATAATTCTTGATCATCATGAGTGTGAAAAGGAATCTGAGTACGCTATTGTAGTCAACAATCAGTTATCTCCTGAGTACTCCAATAAAAGATTTTCAGGAGCTGGAATCGTATATAAATTTTGTAAAGCTTTAGATGCTAAATTAAATACTTCCTATGCAGATGATTATCTTGATTTAGTCGCCTTTGGAAACATCGGAGATATGATTGATCTTAGGGAATTAGAAACAAGATATATAGTTAAGCAAGGGTTACAACAAATAAAAAATCCGTTGTTAGAAGCACTAGTTCAAAAACAAGAGTATTCCTTGAATGGTAAAGTAAACATCATAGGTGCAGCATTTTACATAGTCCCCCTCATAAATGCTGGTATTAGGGTAGGAACGTACAAAGAAAAAGAAGATATGATGAGATCCTTTCTTGAACACGATGAACAAGTTTATTATAAGAGGGGAAAATGTTATGAAACTCTACATACTTCAATTGCAAGAACTCTATATAATTTAAGAAGCAAACAAAATAAATTAAAAACTTCCGGTACTGAAGTGTTGCTAGACGGAATTGACGATAAATTAGATAAAAAGGTCTTAGTGCTAAATATAACTGATACGGTTGATAAAAATTTAACTGGTTTGGTTGCTAACCAATTAGCAGATAAGTATAAACGACCTGTAATTTTACTAAGGGAAAAGGAACCAGGTGTTCTCGCTGGATCAGCTAGAGGACAAGAAAAAGTAGTATCAGATTTTAAAGAGTATTTAACTAATACAGGTCTATTTGTATTTTGTGAAGGGCATGGAAACGCCTTCGGAGTAGAGATTGACGAGAAGAATCTCATTAAATTAGAAGATGTTATAAAGAATGATGAGTCATTAAAAATAATTAAAACAGATAGTAAGGAAGTTGATTTACTATTCCAAGAGTATATAAATAGAGATACGGTATTAAAGATTGCAGAATATAGAGATGAATGGGGATCAACTATAAACGAACCTAAAATTGCATTTAAGGATATTCCAGTTCAGGTATCCTCAGTTCAATTGCTTGGTAAGAAAAGAAAATTATTAAAATTTAATTATGACGGTGTAGACTTTATAAAACAATTTTTCAAAGAAGAGGATTTTTATAGAGACTTTAACGAAGGTGAAACAATTTATTTAGATGTATTGGGTAAATGCCAAGTGAATGAATGGGAGGGGAAAAAGACTCCGCAAATAGATATCATAGATTATGAAATAACTGACCTAATGTATTTTTAGAAAGACGGTGACGTAAATGTTAGTAACTCCTAAATTAGAAACAGAAGTAACAGAAAAATATAAGAAATATTGGACAAATAATTTTGAGGAAATCAAGAATATGTTTGAACAAGACTCTCCTAAACTAGCAGTCTTTGACTCTGAGACAACGGGATTGCATATAATAAAGGATCGACCTTTTATGTGGGTATTTGGTTGGCTGCTCCCAAAAGACAAACGTAAGGATGGAATTAAGGGGAAAGTATTTGCATTCGAACATAATGTGGAATTCTTAAATAAAGTAATTGGTCTATCTAAAAGTATACAAATGGTCGTAGGACATAACGTCAAGTATGACTTACATATGGTAATCAACGGTGGAGTAGAAAAGGAAAAAGTATATGGTTTAAAGAATATAGCTGATACAATGGGGATTTGTAGACTTTCGTTTGATGCAGTATCTGCAAGGGACGGAGGAGACTTTCTAGGACTGAAGAAAGTTGCTGAGAAGTATATTGATCCAAGAGCTGCCGAATTTGAAAAAGAGGTAAAAAAGGAATTAAGAAAAATTAATGATAAGAAACGTGTATTGTTAAAAGATCTCCTTAAACCGTATAAAGAGATTGGTTGGGGATTAGGAAAGATTAAAGAAGCTTATAAAGTTAAGAAACGCAATGACATGGATCTTTTTACTAAGGAACGAAAACAAAGATGGTTAAAAGTACCTGAAGAAATAGAGCAGCTGTACTTTAAATGGATGGAAGAAAATCCATTTGCTGACTACTCTGAAGTAGATAGAAATATCATGATGGAATATGTACATGGTGATGGTATCTACACACTAGAGATAGTTGAGATGTTTTATCCAACAGTACTGAAAAGGAATCAAAAACAATTATTCCAGAGAGAAAATAAATTAATTATTGAGTTATTGAAGATGGAAAGAACCGGTATGAAGGTAAATATGGAATACCTAAACGAATGTTTTGATAAATGCGATAGTGAAATACAGAAGTTGTATGAGGAGCTTTGGGGAATTGTAGGTGAATACTTTACCGTTTCACAAGATAAGATTATCGGAGATTACTTTGAAAATTTACTTGGAGTAAGACCAAACACTACGGATAAATCATTCTTAAAGAAACATAAAGACAATCGTGTTTCTCAGCTTATTACAAGGCTAAGAAGACTAGAAAAATGGCAATCTACATATATTTCTCGTATTATTGAAGTTGCTGAATATGACGGAAAGTTCTATACACAATACGGTCAATTCAATACTGTCTCAGGTCGGCTTGGATCAGATGCACAGCAATTTCCAAAGGAAAGAATCCTTACTGAAGAAGGAGAAAAATACGAAAGAGAGCATGGGGAAGGTAAAGCACCAGTTGAACTTGAAATATTCTCGCCTCGTAGAGCTTTTATTGTGGAAGGCGGAAAGTATAGTAAAATTGCTTACTTTGACTTATCTCAAATTGAATTGAGAGCACAGGCTAATTATACAGTTTTGCTTGGTAAGCCTGATCTAAATCTTTGTAGAGCTTACATGCCTTTCAAATGTAAACATTATGTTACTGGTGAAGAGTATCAATTCGATACAAAGAAAAACCGTATGAGGTGGTCAGAGAAGACACCAGAAGGAGATTCTGTTTGGTTACTGGAGAATGGTGATCATTGGACACCTACTGATGTACATAGTGAGACTTCTCATAATACGTTAATGGCATTGAATTATATGTGTGAGAACAAATATAAACAATACCAACATGATAAAGAAACTCCAGTAGACGAGAAATCGTTTAAGAAGTTTTGGAGATATATAGGTAAAATGTTTAACTTCATGCGTAACTACGGTGGAGGAGCAAAGAAAGCATCAGAAGCTTTAGAAGTGTCCATGGAGATTGCGAATGCCTTAGTATCTGGTTGGTCTAATACGTTCCCAGAGGTTTCTTATTATCAAAGGCAAGTAAGTAATAAGGTACAAAAGAACAACTATGCAACTAACATGTATGGGAGGGTTTACTATCTAACTAATACAGATAAGGCGTATAAGGTTGGAAACTACCTAGTACAAGGATCTTGTGCAGATTGTCTAAAGGATTACGTTATTAAAATTGGGGAGTTTCTTGAGAAGAATAACTGTAAAACTAAATTCTTAGCCAATATACATGATGAACTGCAATTCTTGGTATACGAAGGTGAAGAGTGGATTTTCCCTCATATTAAGCAAATTATGGAGGATGTAGACTGGATGAAAGTACCTGTGGTTGTTGATCTTGAACTTACAGAGACTACATGGGCAGATAAGAAGGATGCAGAAGTACAACTTCCAGCAGCTTAATCTTAATAAAATCAAAATTTGATTACAAAATTAAGTGTAAATAAATTAATAAAATAGTATCTTTTCAGATAAACGTATGTTATATTAAATACAGGAAGTAAATTGTAATAGTTAATTAATTTAGAAGGTGAGGTGATGGAGCTCTTCTATCCACGAAGGGCATTCATTATGAAGAAAACTAAACTAATTACAGCAGGTGTTGCAGCTCTGGTGGCACTAAACGGATATCAGTACCATACATACAGTAAAGACAGAGATACATATAAGCAAGAGATCATGCAGCAACTAGA